CGCGATATGGCTTCCCCATGTACTCCGGCCTCTGCAAGCTTTATCAGTTCCGCAACTTCGCTTTCGCTCCACAGATGCCCGGTATTTTCTCTTTTGCTGATGCCGATTTTTCTCGCCTTTTCCCACACTGCGCTGTGCGTCCGTCCTAACTTTTCCGCCACGTCGCGATACGTTGCACCGTCTGCGTACATCTTGCGTAATGTTTCCACTTCCTCACTCGTCCACAGTGCGCCCGGCATTTAAATACCCCCTTATCTCCGCTATTGCCGCCTCGGCTCCCCAACACACAGAAGTCTTGTACCCCTGTTTCGAAAGCTCCGTGATCCATTCCGACTGCGCCTTGGTCGGCGTATTCTTACCCACTTTCAACTCCACGTACAACCCGTGATACCCCCCACGTGGAACCGGCAAGAATATGTCCGGCACGCCTGCTTTTACCCCTGCAGCCTTCAATCTCCCCGCCTCAGCCTTACTACGCTTGCCCCCATTCGGGCAGTGATACAGCAGCTTCAATTCGGGATATACGTGTTCCTGATACGCCGCCCAGCGAAATATAGCGATCTGATCAAGCTCCTCCTGTCTATGCACTACTTCGCCTCCAATCCTAAATTGTCCAAGTCGACAAAAATATGATCTAAGTCGCCGTTTTTGTAGCTCCGCTGCTGATAATTTTGCGCCGAAGGGTTAGGCTTGGCCTGTGCCTGCATGCCGACATCTTTGAGCGGATACACGCTCTGCCACCCGCACATGATTGCCTGATCAATGATTGCTATCTGCGTTTCTTCGTCCGGCGCAAGCTGCACCAGTCTGTCTCGCAAGAGCTTTACAGCGTGCTCAGTCATCGGCTTCTTCATCGCCTTTCGATGCTCGACGAAACGATGGATTGCCCCTTCCAGTCCGCCCCATCCTTCCCGTGGGGGGGTATGGGGGGGATTATGAATCACATCACTCTTTTTAGTTTCGTTTCGTTTAGTATCGTTTAGTTTATTTAATGTGGCACTGTTTTGGGTACTATCTTGGGTACTATCTTGGGTACTATCTTGGGTACAGGTTTGGGTACTTTTTGCTATAGTCGATATTACTCGAGTACTATCTTGGGTACTATCTTGGGTAAAATATGACATAGCTGGTGTTGCTTGGGTACTATCTTGGGTACTTTTTAACGTAGTGAGGGAATGTATCCTGTACATTGTTGTCTTGGTACCTCTTGTCTTAACGCTGATATACCCACCCTGTATAAGTTTATTCCTTGCCGCAAATACACCTTTACGAGATAAGCCTGTCAGGACTTCGAGAGTCTGATTTGCGACACTGAACCACTCTGGCCACGATGCTTTGTTGCATATGTGCATCAACGCGCTCCATAGTGCAACCTGACCGGAACTCAACGGATTGCTTAGAAGCAAATCGTAGAAGGCGTTTATCTCTTTGATGTAATCCATCCTATCCCCCTGTTAATCCCTGTTAATCCCTGTTAATCCCCGTTAATCCCACGGCAACGGTTCGTCGTCCACATCGTAAAAGCCCTGCATATCTCCCTGTACATTCTGTGCGGCTACCTCACCTCTCGGGCTTAGGAACTCGATTTCATCAGCGTTGATCTCTATAGACGCGCGCGGCTGCCCGTCCTGCCCTGTAAACATGCTCAGGCTCGCCTCTCCTACCACTGCGACCTTTTTCCCTTTGGCAAGATACTTGGCGCAGTTTTCGCCCAGCAAGCGCCATGCGCTCACACGGAAAAAGTCCGTTTGTTTTTGCCCGTCCTGTCCGGCAAAACGCCGGTTTACCGCGACGTTGAACGTACAGACAGGTACGCCCGTACGCGTCGCCGTGAGCTTCGGTTCCTGTGTCAGGTTACCGATGATATACAGCTTGTTCACTTTACATGCCCCCATTCCCTTGATAATTGGCTCTCTAAAATTCTGATTTTGAGTTTTTGCACGTTGATTGCTTCCTGTGCGCTCTCATACAGGCTTTCCGCTATGTCGCGCTCGAGCCTCAGCTTTGCAATCTCAGGCTCGCCCTTGGCTATGTCTGCAAGATGCGTCACCGCTGCGCCTTCTGCGCGCAGCACTGTCAGTCTTTTTGACAGTGCCACGCGATAGTCATGCTCCGTTTGGGCTTTCGCCCTGCCGCGCGGTTTCAGCTCGCTTATCGCGCGGTCAAGGAGTTTCTGTTCCAGTCTGATCTCTTCCCACAGTTCCATTTGCAGCGCCCTTTCTGCTTCCGTCCATGTACGTGATGATCTGTGTCAACTGCTGCGCGTTGAGCTTAAAAAACGGGGTTTTAAACGTTTGCATCGACGCTTTGTTTGCCTTGTCCACGTCTCCCCGCATACGCTCTAATACTGCGTCCTGCAATGCTATGGTTTCCGCGTCCGTGTACGCGCTGCGGAACATGCCGTTTTCGCTCGCAGTCTGGTCGGGGTCGTCGCCGGTCATGATCTTATAGGCCTTTAACAGCGCATACTTGTCCGCGTACGTCATGGCCTTGCCCGGCGCTTTGTCCTGGCTGTCTACACCGTCCCCGTACGTCGTGATCTCTATGTGCTCTTCGGGGTTTTCGGCATTGACAAATCGGTACGTCGTTTTGACCCGCAAAAACAGCTTGTTCGACTTGGTGACGTTGCCCTTATACTCTTTTTCAGTCGTCATGACATCCGTTGCGATAATCTCACGCTCGCGCGGATAGCTGTATATCTTGTGCTTTGCTTCCAGCGGCTTCACTGCCGCCAACACGTCCGCTTCGCCGACTGCCTTGTATTCGTTCCGACCTTCGCCCACCCTGAGGTTCTTTGCCACGCACGCGATTTCGTCTGTGATCGCCAGCATTTTTTCGTATATATTCATTTAGCGCACCTCACTTTATTTGTAGATTTTTTCGCTGTTCAAGCCTTGCCCCCTCAATCTCCATGCCGCCCTTTATCGCGGCTTTGATTGCCGTCTTGTTGGGTACGGGGTCTTTGTACGTCAGCAATGAGTCGTCATGCTCTGCCGCCCATTCCACAAACGCGCGCTCGTCGTCGATCTGTACCGCCTCGGATTTTGTAAATTTCATACAGTTTCGCGTCGTTTCGATCGTCGGTATGTTCAGCATCAGCATAGCGCTGCTTAAGTAGTTGCGCAGCCGCTCCGCCCTGCGTGCCTTTGCCTTTGCCCTCTCTGTCAGGGTTGCAGCCTCTGCCTTAATCGCTTCCGCTTCCGCTTCCAGCTCCTTTATCAGGCATGCGATATTATCCGCCTTAACCTTAAATGCGCCTTCCAACGCTTCCAGCGTGTCCTCTATGACTTCCTCGGGCAAATCCCCGTCCTCTATCGCCGCCTTAAACCGGCGGTAATCCTCTTCTATCTCATACAGCTTCATTCGACGCTTCCCCCTCTAAAAATTTGATAATCAAATCCCTCAGCCCTGCCTGCATGGTCTCGTATCCGTGTCGCTTTAAAGCCTGTTGCAACCGGTCGTAATCCGCTTGCGCGAGCCTGCATTGCACTCTCTGCGGCAGCTTCCTGCAATCCCTCTTGCGCGATTTTGGAGAGGTTGACGCAAATGCATCCTCTATAAGCCGCTCCGCGTCGTTTAAAAGCCGTACCCCGTATTCGTCTGGACGCTCTACCTTGCTGTGCAAATGCTTGTCATACTTGGGGTAACGCTCCTGCATTACCCCGACGATCTCACGCACAAACAGCCCCCGCTCCTTGCGGAACTCTTGCATCAACAACATGGCGTTCACCCCCTGCGCGCCCTGCCCCACGCTTCCAACGTGCGGATCGCGCAATCCAGATTGTTTTGCGACATCGCCATGTCTACCGCCTGCTCAAAAAGCATCTCCTGACACGATCCCGTGATCCTCGACAGCGCCGCCGCTGCACGCGATATGTACGCGGGGTCTTTCTGCGCCTGCCCTCTGTCCACGATCTCCCAGTAGTAATCAGTTAAGTTTTTCATTGCGCACATCTCCTTTTTTTGTTATAATCCTATTAGCACATATTTCCTTTGCGCTCTGACGGGCTTCCATCCCTGACGGGCGCTTTTCTTTTGTCATCCGTTCCACGCCCTTGTCCATTAACCGCTGCCACCATTTAACGCCGTCCAGCGCACAGGCCAGCGCAAGCAGCGCGGCAAACGCAAGGATCACCATGTGATTTCACTCCTTCTCTCAAAATATTTGCAGCTGTCGTACGCTTCCTTGTCCTTTATTCGCGGATACCCGCAGTGTCCAACGCCTACTTCAATAAGCCGCCCTACTGGGTTCATGCAATAATGTGGATAAAAATGCTTGCAATTCTTGCATACGTTTTTGTCCTTGTTCGTTATCCATACTTTCATGGTGGCACCCTCCCAAACACGACATATTATGTCGTTCCTTATGTGTCTATAATATGACATACTATGACGTGTGTCAATAGTTTTTTAGGGGGTACTTATGTTTCCTGTTCGTTTAAAGGCCGTTCGAAAAAGTCGCAATCTAACTCAACAATCTGTTGCTGATGCATTGAATATTACAGCGCGTTCATATCAAAGGTACGAAGCTATAAATGGGTTTTGCGAACCGCCCATGACTACTCTCGTACAAATCGCGGATCTGCTTGACGTGTCCCTCGACTACCTTCTGTGCCGCGATGCGTGGTTGAAATCTCACGAAGCACGCGCTGATGAACACACATAATATCCTCTAAGGCATCCCATGCAGCAAACGAACCATCCGTTTGTCCGCTTTCCATTCTCTGATACTGCCTTAACCCTATCCCCAGCAAATCCGCGACTTGTTGCTGGGTTAGCCCTTTTCCCTTGCGTGCGGATTTAAGATTTGCTCTCATATTCCAGCATCACCTTTGCAAGCTCCAACGCAGCCAAATAGTCGCGCTCGGGCAATGCTTTATCCCGTATTCATCAATCGGGAATGCGTTAAACTCTTCCTGTGTGTATACTTTCATCCTTTTGCTCTCCAATTCCAGTATTTTTTACTTTTTAACAGTGCGTCCATTGTTCTTTTTGCAAACATGTCGTCAATGCTGCGCTCGTACCTCTCGCGCTCTTTGTTGCGCCTGATCCGCTCCCGCTGCAGTCCTGCCTTAAACTCTTCCAGCGTAGGGGTCATGCTTTCACCTTCTTCGGTCTGCCGCGCACACGCTTCTTCGGAGCCGCAGGATGCGCCTGATAATACCCGCTTGCCTTGCGCACGCTCTGTGCGCTCGGCCTGCCCGCCTCGAGATATTTTGCTATCGATCGGACGGATACTATAAAACTGCTTCCGCTTAATCTGCCATCCTTTTTCATGTTCGCCACCGTGTTTACGTGTACGCCCAGCATTTTAGCCGCCTCGGCGTTTGTCACCGTCTCGCCGTATTGGTCGACCATCTCCCGCACCATAGGCGAACTCCCCATGCGTTCGTCGATGACATTCTCTACGACTTCGCGCACTACTCGTTCCAAATCTGACATTTTTTGCACATACCCCTTTCTTAAAGCGGCGCGGGGCGGGAAAGTATATATTTTCGGAGGTCTTTCTGAGTGAGGTAAAGGATAGATCGACCGCCCCGCGCCAAACTGTATATGATTGTTTATCCTGCTTTATCCGTGCCTTCGAAGAGTTCGTTAGGCGTAACGCCTAAAGCTGTTGCTATCGTTGGAATATAACATGCTCGAAGTATCCTTCTCCCGGCTATCATCCGGCTAAACTCTGCATTATCCATGCCTAAATCGCTTGCTACCTTGCATCGTTTAATTCCTTTTTCTTTAAATATGCGCTTTATGTTGTCGCGCAGCATTGTGTCGACAGCAGATTTCAACTAATATCACCTCTTTCAGAATTGACTTGTTTGACAACTTTTGTTTGGGTATGGGCGCTGTTTTGTTGTATTTCCCAATCATTTGTGCTATCCTTTGTGTACGCCTAAGTGCGTAGAAAGGGGGTACTTTCCATTATGGGAAACCTTTTTTCTCGCCCGTTCCCAGACTTAAAAATTATTAAGTGCTGATGCTAAGGGCGTAGCGGATCCATACCGCTAAAGTGACGCTGCGAACCAAGAACGCGTTGTAGCTAACGTGGCGTGCTTACTGCACGGAGTGAAAAACCATCACCCCTTGTTTTGCCTGGCGACCATACCAGGTAAGTGAACGCATTCATGCTGCAGTTTGCTCTGGGTAAACAAATTTGGAAGAGAAGCATTTGTGAGCTACCACAAATGTTTTTCTTTTAGCCCATACCCTAACTACAGTTGACGTCGAGACACCACGGATTGTATACGCGTATCTCGTTGTCTGATACCATTATATACGAGTATCGCATATATGTCAACGGGTTTCTCATATTTTTTTGTTTTAATTGTGCTTTTAGCGTTGACTGTTCCGAGTATCGCGTATAAACTATTAGGCATAGAGAATAAACAGGAGAAATAATATGCTTTACGACAGAATAAAGGAAGCCAGAACGAAAGCCAAAATGACGCAAAGGGAAGTTGCTGAAAAAATCGGCGTAGCCGTGTCAACATATAGTGGATATGAACGTGGCGCAAGCGATCCTGACGTGAATACTCTTTGTAAAATAATGTCCATACTGTCTGTGGATGCGAATTTTATATACCAGGACTATGATTGGAATAATAAAGAAGCCCCCGCCGGGGAGCAGGAGCATTCTGAAGGTGTCATTTCTCTTGAGCAGTCAAACCGCCTGTTGGCTGCACTGGGTTTCATTAAGGACGGCGAAGACCTCAGTGACGATGACCTCGCGTTTCTGACGAGCATCATTAGTATCTTGGATGCTTGGTTCACCCGCAAGCGAAAGTAGCATTGAGTATATCCCTGACGCGGATTTGCACAAATTTAACATCCTGTTAAATTTTTCTGTGTTTTTCATAAATCGCCCTCGCATCAACTCTTAAAATCTGGCCATTCTATCTCTTGCTTTTGAGCTTCGAGTAATAGTATAATATGTGATAAGATTCGCATCTGATTTTTGGGGGTCAACTGTGCGAAGTAGTGCATAATTCTGTCGTTCGAATAGTCTTCCATGGTTTTTTCTCCTTTAATCATTTGTGTTTCTGTGTTTTTTCAAAATGCGGGGCACATCGCCTGCCAGCTCATGCACCCCGCAAAGGTAGGTTGTAACCCATCAACCTATATACAGCCTACCACTCATTTTTAAAAAAATAAAGAGAAATATCTTGCGTGTTGGGCGCAATATATTTCCACGAGAACGTTAAATATTTCTAAAAAGCGCAACGGAGCGGAAAGGAAATTGCAAAAATGAGGGTTGGCTACACACCAGGCGCATATGACGTATGTATTACCTGCACCAAACGACCGCAGTACTGCAACGGCCCCAGAACAACAGGATTAACTCCGGAACGACGCGTGGAATTTTCACGGTCGCTGAAGGAGCACGAAGGATGGACGATAAAAGATATTGCCGATGAGCTTGAAATAGCTGAGAGGACAGTCGACAACTATTTTGCAGGAAAAAACGTCCAGCTTTTCACCGCGTGCGCGATTGAGGATTTATTGTTTGGCTCGTCCGGAACGTATCCATGCCCGCTGGAAGCCGTAGCAGAAGCGATGGAAGAACTAAAGGCCGCGCAAACGGAAATCATTGATTTAAAGGCCGAAATCGGGCGGCTCGATGAAGAACGCAGCCTATTGAGAGACACGCAAGGCGGCATACACACGTCGTACAGGGAAGAGCTGGATGCTGTGCGCTTATCCTACCGGCGCGAGATTGACTCTGTGTGGGACAAAGCCGTGGCAGAAATTAAGGCTGTGCGCGCTGACGCGGAAAAGCGCGTCGGGCAGCTGCAAGACGAAATTGCATTTTTACGGGATATTCTTTCAAGAGCGTTGGAAAAATAAAAGATTCGTATTTTTCTTTACTAATTACCAGCGACAAAAGCATTACCCAGAAGCAACAAGGAAAAAAGCAGCATGATAAAGACAATATTATCTAATTAAGGGGGAAATCTTTATGAACTATTATGATTCTTATGAACCGCCAACTGATTATACCGAAACATCTTCTGACGCAAGGAATTTCATTGATAAGGATTACCCGG